GTATACGACTCAATCGTTTGAAAAGTATATGCAACATCATCAACAGTTGAAGTAAAGGTTGTGCCGACTGGAAGAGTAACAACTGATGGGCGGCCTGCCACACCAGCTAAATTGACTGTAAGAGTTATTGTTGCACGAGCTGCCATCTTGGAGTCAGGAATGTATCCAATCCCCTCAGCAAGAGACACAACTGAGCTTCTTAGCTGAGCTGTTCCAAGGAACGATTCATTTGTTGCAAAGTTAGCGATCAGACCGTTGATGTGAGTGTTGTACGCAAGCACGTCAAGGATGTTAGATAATCCGGCAGCCTCAAAGTCATAGTCAACAAACTCAGGCTGTTGCTGAAAATAGATCTTTAGGTTATTCTTGATGTTGTTAAAATCAAGTGCTGTTGAAAGAATTGTCGTTGCCATATTATCTTAGCCTTGTAAGTGTGGTGGTAAAGATTACAGTTTCTTCGGTATTAACAATACGAAATTCAACAGTAACACCAATTGAATTATAGTCTGCTTGATCATCTACCCTAATGTCAATAATTTTAGCCCTTGGTTCATATGCTTCAATCGCTCGAGTGATGTTTGAAGTTATTTCCTCACCAATAGATGAATGGGCCAATTCAAACAGCAAGTCTCTTAGATTACCACCATACAGAGGGAGAAATGGTTTTTCAAAATGGTTAGTTAGTAGCAGATTTTTGATAGCCTGTTTTACCGCAGCAGCGTCAACCTTCTTGTAGATTTCACCACTTGGTTTTGGAGTGAAAGTGAGATCAATGTCGCGATACAGTTTTGATCGCGAAGTAATAATACTTGCCTGATTAAGGTTCTTATCCTCGATTGCAAACGATCTACTCATCACTGCCCTTTTATTTTATGATTATTTATAACTGTTACGGGAGGACTTCAATTAGATCATTGGCACTTTGTACTTTACCGTTGTATCTTGTTTCAAGTTGGTTTTTGAAATTGCCCCCAGCAACCGTATATGTTGCTGATAGCTCTGGCATAACAATGCTTAGGATTGCCGACATTGCTCCAGAAGGATTGAAGTTGTCATATGACAGCGTCATTTTATCAAAGTACACAATATCAGAGATGTAATCAGCAAGTTCGTATAGCTTATCGGGAGCTGACTTTCCATTTGGACCGTACAACTCATACAGCACTCTGCGACCTTTGGTTGCAAAATCTTTATCAGATCCGGCCGTCACAGTTTCTGTTGGGCCGAGCTTATACAGACCACTGACAACGATTAATCTGTAATCCTTAAACTGTCCCTTATCCTCTTGAACCAATTTTAGGATCTGAGCTTGAGGTAACAAGTTACGAGCAATCGCTTGACGCTCAGCAAGTGTTGCAATGTGGTTCAATGTAACCTTATCGGCAGTGCCACCAAGGAATGCACCCATAGGAACACCCTTTGCCAACATTGTTGATGAATTGATAGCTGTTGGTCCAAGACGAGGATCAATGTTCATAGGATCATAGCCTGGATCAACAGAGAACACTTTTGCTGGTGGCTTTTCAGCAGGAACATACATCTTGATTGCCGACTGCGCAGTGCTTCCCTGAACAAACGTTGTTGGTACACGGCCGTAAGACTGCGTTGATCTGGTTCTTCCAACAGATGGTGGCACACTATTTGTATACGTTGGAGCAAGGTTTCCAGTTGAGATAGCATTTGCTACGAACTCTGGATTGGCAGCATTGTCCTCATCCAGCATACGAATTGCAGTTTCAGCAACTGTCAATGGGCGATCGGTTACTCCACCAGACTTAACTGAATGGTCAATAGCATTCTTCAAATGGTCACCAGCATCGATGCTAACACGAGAAACACCACGAGAAGACTTGTTGAGATATGTGTCGAGTAGACCTGACGTTGGCTTTTCAGTTGCAGTAGTGTCAACTGCAGTATGTGATTGCGTTCCTGGTGAGCCAGCAGAACCAAGAGGAGCTTGCCCTGCTGTAGTTGCATAGTCAGCAGCACACGCATCATCAGCTTTACCCTTTAGCTTACCTTCAAACGTAGGAGCTTTGAAACCTTCTGTGAATGTTCCAGACTCACCATACACATTCTTAACGTATGCAATGATTCCTTCACCACCAATCGTTCCACTTGACCCAAATACTGATAGACTCGATCCAGCAATGTTGACACTTGGAGATGACATATTTGCTTCGGCCGCTGAGGAGATTTTGACAGCACCCTTGGACGTGTAGGAAGCCGTTCCCTCAGCAGTGTTGTTTGCGTTACCCTTGACAATGTTGTTCAATGATCCAAGAGTTGTGTTAGTTACAGTCCCAAGCACAGTTGTAGACTTGCTACCCTTTACGGTTGTACCTGCATTGCCTCTAATATCCTCACGACGAGATCCATTGATAGTTTCTGTCAGACTACCACCAACAGTTACATTGAAGTCACCACCAACCTTTAGATTCATGTCGGCAGCAATATCTAATGTAAAGTTCTTGGCCGCCATTTGAACGTCACCTTCAATAATCACAGCGCTGTTTCCAGAGACTGCTGTAATCATGTTAGACTCGGTCTTCATAATCATTGTACCATCAGCACGAAGTTCGATACCACCACCAGTGCGATGCTTGATCAGAATACGTTCATTGCCAGGAGTGTCATCATAAACAATCTGATGGCCTGACTTGGTCTCATTAACATCAACGTGGGTGTACTTGCCAGATTGATCTGTCGTAGGATCACTCAATGACCCCCACGCATCAATGCGAGGATCACCACCACCAACACTAAGACCAGCAACACCATGACCAGTAGCAACCTTGTTGACAGATGATCTGTAGTGATAATCAGGACGTGGATATTGACCTGCAGGATCTGAGAAACCTACTGCCCGCGGTGTATTGATAACACCAGCTACTTGTTGATCGATAACGCCATCAAAATCGTCGCCGTTGTCATCACCCATTGGATTAATTGCCATTGTTGTAACCTTTATGATATTGGTGTAGAGCGAACTGGATCAAACGTCTTAGCTGCCAATTCTTCAAGTGAATATGTTCTAGATGGTTGTGGGCTGAGATTTGTTTTGCCAAACTTATTCTTGACGTATGCTGTCATATTTGTCATTGGATCAATCTTATTCCAAGGATCGGTATCTTGGTGGCCCCAAACTTCTCCACCTGGATACACTGTGTAGAATGCTTTCAAATATGTATCCAATGCAGCCCACTGAGCTGAGTTAATAGAGTCTGCACTCACACTACCCTCTGGATTCCGTGTGCCATTAGGACAGTTATATCCACCAACAAAACTAATACCAATGCTGTATGGGTTGTGACTGCTTTTAGCGTGTGCGCCAGTTTGATTGGGGTTACGCCCTCTTTGAATTGATCCATCACGCTTAATGATGTAGTGATATCCAATGGTCGACCAACCTCTTGCAACGTGCATCTGTTTAATCAGTTGAGCGTCGACATGATAATCGTCAATATAGTTAGCTGTCCAGTGGACGATTGTTGTTGATACTAATCGTGTAATGGCACGAAGATCTGCAGTCATTTCTTCAAGGGATTCAATGTACGAGAAATCAGTATCATAAGGACCACTTGCACCAGTATTGGTACTGCCAATAGCCACAACACGATCTGGTGATGGGGATCCTAATGATGGGTTGCCACTACTAATCGTGTTACTAATTCCACCCGACACTCCTCCATACGATATTTGAATGTTGCCAATGTTGCCTATTACGGCTTGGATGGATGAAGATGACCCACCAGCCAATTCAAGAAGGTCAAGGGATTTCATTAAGCCCTCAACACTCGATGTGTTGATATTAATACCAGTCCGCACTGATAGATTCAATAGGTCTGTTGGGAGTGATAAAGACGACATTGATTTATCAACTGCTAATGATACCTTACCGTTCATAATATCAACGACGACAGATTGTGATAGGACATCATCTTTAATACCAACCGCAGACAATACAGTATTTGTAATTTGTCCAGTAAAGTTCTCGACAACGTTCTTTAACACGTTGGTACTGTTCAATCCACCCACAGTAGCAGTAAGAGCAGATGTCAGATTAAATAGTCCTGCAGAAAATGGGTTCTTAAAAGTTCCATTCAATACCTGATCTACAGATGATGTTACATCGATATCTAAGCCTTGTGGGGATATGGCAGTCAAACAATTTTTGATCTCAGGGGTTGTTTTTCCTAGAGTTTGTGATAAAGCTGTTGCAATTGACTCTGGGGTTCCGGCAGTAATAATCTCATCGAGAATTCCAGACTCTGCTGTAGATTCTACAATCGATCCCAACTTTGATGCATCTGAACCACTGATTGTTTTAACGAGGTCACTCTTTATGTTTGGAACATTTGCTGTGACACGCGATACTGCTGGAATAGCCGATGATGTTGCACCAAGTGGATAATCAACCGTTTGCACCAATGATTCAACACCACCCTTTATATCACCAACAGCAAATCCTAATTGAGTATTCGTTGCAGCAGTAAATTGATTGGTCATTGTATTAGCTGATGATATTATTTCATCAAAGCTGAGTTGGTTATTTACGTTTCTGATGTGAGAGTTAAGCTCTGTTACATTGACTGCCATCTATTATGCTGCGCCCCCATTATTAGCAAAGTTTTGGTATATGCTTTGTGCAAACCCAACACGTTCATCTTGTCCTAATCTCATTTCAATTCCATCTGGACCAATTACACCCGTCTTACGAGGGTTTTCATAGTCACGCATAAACGCAAGTGTAGCATCTACAACATTTGTCGTTCTCTTAAACTTAGCTCCACCCAACCATGAAACAGTTGAAAGCTCATAGTCAACAAATGCTAGCTGAACATATAGATCATCCCAATTCTTACCTTTTTGAGCAGCAAAGTTTCTCAATGCTGTCTGACGGCCACCCGTTGCACCGTAGTAATACCACTGAGCAATACCGACAGAGTTCTCAGTACCACCATCACCTACTGCAATCCCAGATCTAATCCCTGGATTCATGCCACTTTCATGCAAGAAGTTGCCGATCATAGCAGCGACTTGCTCTTTGCTGTAGTTCCCTGTTGACATAAAGTAATCCCAAGCAATTTGGACATTTTGCTGTGAACTTGAGTTAGGATCGTGTGTAACACCAGGCGGAATACCTGTCAACGAATCGTTCATCGATGGAACAGTATTGCCAAATGGGACGCCTGATGATTGGTGTGCAAGGCTTGTTCTCATACCAGATAGTTGTGTTGCTGAGGGCACTTCCATCTTAGGAATTGATCCAAGCACGAGTGGAAGCTGAGAGTTGGTTCCATCCATGAAAATTCCAAACACAGTAGCACCAGCGACCAACCCAGTTGATCTTCCAATACCAGATACACCACCTTCTGTTGTAGGCAGCATGACACTAGCATAAGGAAGGTCCGCTAATGGAAGTTCTGATGCTGGACCGTGAATGCCGTGAATACGAACCCTGACGCGGCCTAGCTGAGGAACATCACCACCCACCTGCTCTACAATACCAATGAACCAACGTGTGACATCGCCGTAGTATTGTGAAGTAAACATACCAAACATTATACACCTCTCCGGAATCTACCACCATCTGCACCACGATCAGATGTTAACTTAACAGCATCAATCATAACTGTGTGCTTGCCCAATGAAAACACGTGTCTTGCAGCATAGACAAGATAATCTCCAGACTTCTTTTTATCTTTCATATCTTCTATTGTAGCACCAGCGTTAGTCTGTAATGATATATCACTGTTGAAAATATTAACTTCAAACATCTTACCAACAGATTTGTTTGACCCTGTGAGAAAGGCTGCACCTGGCACCTTTAGCTGGATTGAGTTTTTGAATAGTAAATGACGTAATGAAACATTAGCAGCATTTAGCATATACTTTGTAACGCCGCCAGCACCTTCTTCATAGTAGTTGAAGTAATCTGGATACGAT